TTGAATCACCAAATGCGGCATATCAACGCATGGCACAGTTTTGGGATTTGATAACAGACTTGAAAGAAGGCACTTATAAAATCAGGAGTGAACATAGAAAATATCTTCCCCAAGAAAGTCGCGAGACGGACGATAGCTATGATGTCAGACTCAACAGGTCGACAGTCGTACCCTATCTGCAACGAATCGAGAAAATGCTGGCTGGTATGCTCACAAGAAAACCAGTAAGGCTTGATAATGTTTCTGATTTAGTGAGGGAACAGCTTTTTGATGTGGACTTAGAGCAAAATGATTTAAATGTGTGGTTGTACAATACGGCAAGAACAGCTATATCATTTGGTCATGTTGGGGTCTTAGTAGATGCACCAAAAGAAGGAGACAAGACCAGACCTTATTGGGTAACTTATACACCTAGAGACATATTAGGTTGGAGAACTGAAATTATAGATGGCGCAAGACAGCTCACACAGTTAAGGTTGTTAGAAAATGTTGTAGAACCTGATGGAAAGTATGGCGAGAAACAAGTAAAGCAAATAAGAGTTTTAGAACGTGGCAGATATGAGATCCACAGAAAAGATAAAAAGAACAGCGAATATAAATTATTTGATGAAGGTGAAATGAGCCTTAAGGACAAGATTCCTTTTGCTGTGGCATATTCCAACAGGGTGGGTTTTTATGAATCACGCAGCCCTTTGTATGACATAGCAGAGTTAAATCTAAAGCATTATCAGATTCAATCAGACTTGGATAATATCTTGCATATTAGTTCTGTTCCATTACTTGCAGTCTTTGGTTATCCAAATGCTGATGAGATAACTACTGGCCCAAGTGAAGCTTTAGCATTACCACCAGAATCTAGGCTTGAATATGTAAGCCCGTCAGGTGATAGCTATGACAGCCAGTTCAAAAGGCTTGGTGATCTTAAAGAACAGATTAATACTTTGTCACTAGCTGCGGTGCTTGGTCAAAAATTGGTAGGAGAGTCAGCAGAGGCTAAGAGAATAGATAGATCACAGAATGACAGCACTATGATGGTCATTGCTCAACAGATGCAAGACCTGATTGATAACTGTCTTAGATTTCATAGTGAATATCTTAACGAACCTAATGCTGGTAGCAGCTATGTAAATAGAGACTTCGTTTCTACAAGGTTAGAGCCTCAAGAGATAACAAGCTTATTAACATTGTTCACTGCTGGAACAATTACACAGGAGACATTATTAAATCAACTATCTAGCGGTGAAGTTCTCGGAGATGATTTTGATATTGAAGGAGAAATGGAAAGTACCCAAAGCGGAGGGTTGGTAGAAATGGAACCATCAGAAGAACCAGCTACAGATGATGATGAATGACTACATCAGAAGCATTTTTTCGAGAGACTATTGATTTAAACAGATATAGTAATGCTGTATCAACAGAGTTTCAGAGAACATATAATGATGTAATTCTTGAAGCGACAAAGAAACTTAAGCAGATAAACATTAGACAAGCCGAAGCTGGGGCAGGGGTTGTTATAGCACCACAGACAAGAAAAAGACTTAGAGCAATAATTCAACAGTCAAAAATAAGTTTAGATACTTGGTCAAGGCTTACAACTCAAAAAATGATCAAAGAGATTGAAGGGTTAGCAGAAGTACAGGCTGGATTTATAGAAAATGAGTTAAAAAAAGTTGTTAAGTCTGGTAATGTCCCAATAAATTCTGTTGCTGTTAGTAGAAAATATGCAGAATCTTTTGTTAAAACAGATCCAACACAAACAAATATATTTACCAGTAAAGAATTTACAGAAGATGATTTTAAAAGGTTTGGTTCTGGAAAGTTTGAACTTACGGCAAGACAGGGAGCAATGCAGACCCTACCCAATGGAGACACAGTAGAGAAAGCTTTTCGTGGTATAGCAACAAAACAACATGAGTTGCTTGCAAGAAATATAAGGCAGGGTGTTTTTAGCGGAGAATCTACACAAGAAATAGCAAGGCGAATGATTGGAAATTTAGAATTTGGTCAAAAAGCTAAAACTTCAAGACAATTAGCACTTGCTGGCGGTGAAAGAACAAAACTTGCTAATCATCAAATAAGAACAATAGTAAGAACATCTGTAAATCAAGTACAGAATCAGGCATCACAGGCGGTGTATGCGGCAAACAGTAAGGTAGCTCCCAAATATGAATATGTGGCAACTTTAGACAGCAGAACAAGTGCAGTTTGCAGAGATCTTGATGGCAAACAGTTTGCATACAACAAAGGTCCTACACCACCACAGCACTTTAATTGTCGATCTACTACTGTTCCTGTTGTTGACTTTGATGGATTGCAGAAGAAATATCCAAACTTGGAAAAGCCACCAGTAGGAAAAGTTGTCACTAGGCCAAGTGCAACAGGTAGAGTTCCACAAAACACGAAATATGGTGATTGGCTTTTACAACAAGATAAAAAGCTACAGGTTAAAACTTTAGGCAATGCAAAGAAAGTCCAGTATTTTAAGAGGTTGGCAAAGAAGGAAGGATCTGGACAGAAAGCAATAAAAAAATTTGTTCGTGATGATGATAGTGAAAGAAGTCTTAAGGATTTACAAAAAATCTATGGTAAGCCTACAAATATAAAACCGAAGCCCAAAGCTAAGCCTAAAGCTGTTGTAGGAACAGCTAAAGCGTCTGACTTTGTTAAATCAAAACCACTTAAAAAGCTTACTGAAAAAGAATTATTAGCTGACCTTAAAAAATTTAGAGAACATGAAATTAAAATTCAAACTTTAAGAGGCATAAAAAATCCATATACAGGGCCAACTGATTTTAAGATTCAATCTTTAGAGCAAGGTTTAAGCATAGAAAAAGCGATTACAAAAGATTCACCCATGTACAATGATTATCTTTTCTGGAAACAAGGTTTTAATAAAAGACCGACAAGGGTTAAAAATGTTAAAGCATTAAAAGATAGAAAAGATTTAGTAAAAGGTGCTGATGGTGAAAACCTTGTTCTATATCGAGGAGTTTCAAATGATAATTGGAATGACCAGTTCAAGGGTATAGGCAAGGCTGGAGACAATTACTTTGCTGGTGAGGGTATATATGGTAACGGAACGTATGCCGCAGCTAGAAATCTTCATGGAACAAAAGCAACTTTATCAAAAAGTACAAAAAATGCTATTGAAATAGCTGAAAATTATACTCAGAGCAATGCTTTTGCAGCACCATTATCTGTTGCTGAAAAGAAAAAAAGAATAACTGCATTTGGATTAAAAAAAGATGCAAACTTCAAAACTTGGGAAAAGGGTTCGAGTACAAAAAATTTAAAGTTTGAACACGCATTTCCAGATTCAAATTGGTACAAACAAACCTTCCAGAAATGGGAAGATGAAACGATTGCAAAAGCAAAAAAACTTACAGGGTATGACATTGAGACAGTCGGTGAAGCCTGTAGCATTTTGGGAATAGATGGATACCAAGTGCCATTACCTTTAGTCGATCTTATCAAAGAAGGTGGTGAAGAACTAATGCACTTTGACGCTGACTATTGGGTAATACTTAATAGATCAGCTATAGTAGTAAGTGATACAGTAGATATATGATTGACAATGACATTTTTTTCTCCAGAGATCTTGCAAAATTTATGACAACTTTGCATTTGAATATTAAAGAACGGAGAAAATGTATTGAAGAAGCTTCTAAAGCAAAAGATTTTAAGTCTTTTGTTAAAGATTTTAATGACGGTAAAATTACTTTTGATAAATAATAGTTGTTGACACCTGTTGAAGAATGTTATATATTTAATATAAACATAGCAACCCCTAAATGTTAATTCAAAGAACTTTTACAACCCATGAGTACATCACAGACAATAAAGAAATTAATTGGGTTTTTGAATATAAAGATAATGATGAATTTGGATATTTTTTAATTATTGAAAATGGCCGTCTTGATACAGAATTGAGATTAGAGAAAGATGATTTATTAACAAAGATGCAAAAATTACAAACATTACTTCCTAAATGTTGGGAAGGTTGGAATGGAGATAATTTTAATAATAATTATAATTATATGATTCCAGAACATTTAGCAGAAACTATGTATGATGAAGAAAATCATTTACCTTGCTTAAATTAATAGTTGTTGACACTTGTTGAAAAATAATATATATTAAATATAGACACAACAACCCCATGAATAACTTTTTTACCACATTCTTCAATGAAAAAAATTTAGATTTTCAATATTACACAGTTAATTCACCAAATGGAACTCCTAACATAATTCCATCTACCGTTGTTATTGAAGCAATCAAGCATACCAAAGGCGAAGAGGCAGCAAAAATTAAAGATATGTTGATTAAGATTGATTTCTTTAATGGCAATATTCATAATTATTTGCAACACTTAGCTCAAGCACTTACAAAAGATTTAGATATCTAATGCCACTA